TAGATTCACTGAAGAAACAATTAACTTTGGTAATGTCGCATCATACATTGGAACCTCACTTGGCACTAACATTTCTGTTATGTGTATTGAAATGCCAGACTGGAAAATCATACCGTATGACAGAGTAGAATGGACAGGAACATTTACGTTTATTGAAAGTAAAGCATGAGCACTGCATTAGACCTATCATCATACAATGCAATTAGACAAGCAACCTTTGTTAAGATTGTAACTGACGAAGGCACTATCCTTATGTCATCACACAATCAAGCAGCAACGATTGCTGGTGATTCATATCCTGCTGTTGGCGACTTGCTTGGTGTAAGTGACTTAACAAACGAACTTAAAGCATCACAGTCTGATGTAACAATTACAATCAGCGGTATTCCAAGTGCTTATATGTCTGAAGTATTAACAACACCAATTAAAGGATCGTATGTTGAAATACGCAGAGCATTCTTTAATGTTAAGACATCAGCATTCCTTAACATTGCTGGTAACCCAGTCCTTGAATTTAGCGGAGTAATAAATAATTTCAACATTGATGAAGGATGGACTGATGATAGAACCCAAACAGTTACATCGACAATTGCATTTTCTTGCTCATCAATTATGTCAGTCTTAATAAACAAGATTAGTGGACGTAGAACAAACCACGCTGATCAGGACTATTGGTTTAACGGTGATTTAAGTATGGATCGTGTTGGTGTTATTAGCGACGCAATATTTGACTTTGGTGGAACAACACCAGCGAGCGCAGTAAGCACACCAAGCAGCATTTCATTAACAGGAACAGCAGGTTAAAGGATAAACTATGTGGGGATTTTTAACATCAGTCTTTAGTTGGATAGGTGGCGAATCAATTGCAGCATCGTTAACTCGTGTAGCAATTGGTATTGGTTTGATGCGTTACTTAAACAAGTCAAACGAGAATGCTAGTCCAACTAACAGTGTCTCAACGCCACAAGGTATTAGACAACAAGTACCACCAGCAACAGAAAATAAGATCCCAGTTGTATACGGTGATGCTTACCTCGGTGGTACAATTATTGATGTTCAACTTGTAAATGATAATAAAGAACTGTATGCAGTTTTAGTACTGTGTGAAGAAACGGGCGATATCTTTTCAAGTAACGTAAGCACACCAGCAAGCAGAACAGCATCAAGTATCACAATTGACAACATCTACTTAAACAATAACAAGATTACGTTTAAGACAGATGGAACAACAATGGATTACACCACAGATGATACTGGTGTGCAAGACACTAACGGTAGTGGATTGCTTGGTATCTATTTGTACAAAGGTGGCAGTGATGCACCGATGCTTCCATGCCAATCAGGAACAACTACTCCAATCGCAGGAACATTACCACCAATAGCATATGAAGTAATGCCAGGATGGGGAGCAAGTCACACCTGTCAGAATACAATCTTTGCAGTTATAAAGATGAACTACGATCCAAGCAAAGGGTTGCGTAGTATTCCTAACTTAAAGTTTCATGTAAGAAACACCTTAAACAAGCCTGGTGATGTTCTGCATGATTACATGACCAACCAGATGTATGGTGGTGGCGTAGATGAAGCAGACATATATGCAACGGGCATAACTGCATTAAACAGTTATTCTGACGAGACAGTTACATATACTGGCCATGCAGCACAGAAGCGTTATGTAATTAACGGTGTTATTAGAACAACCGAAACAGTAATGTCTAATATGCAACGCATTGCTGGTGCCGCTGGGTCAAATGTAACTTATGATATTAGCAGCGGTCAATGGTCTGTTGTTGTTAACAAAGTAACAAGCAAGACTTTAGACTTCAATGATAGTAACATCATTGGTCAAATTGCTGTTACTGGTACTGCATTAGACGGATACTACAACTCAGTAGAAGTTCAATTCCCTTACGCTTACTTGCGTGATCAGATGAACTTTACAAGGATTGACTTACCATCCAATTTACGCAATACAAACGAGCCAGACAATCAACTACAAATAACTCATGACTTAGTTAATAATATCGTTCAAGCAGAAATCCTTGGTAACATGGATCTAAGACAGTCACGTGAAGACTTAGCAGTTACATTCAACACTGACTACAGCAAGTTCAATGTGCAAGTTGGTGATGTTGTTGGTCTTACTAATACAGCATATGGCTGGACAAGCAAACTATTTAGAGTTATTCGTGTTAAGAAGAATGAGTCTGAGTCTGGGCGCTTAACATTAGAGATTAACGCTCAACAATATAACAGTGATGTTTATACAGTAGAATCAATCAGTGATTTTACACCAACAATTGGACCTGGACATAGCATTCCAAACTTAGGTGCTATTGCTACTCCTATCGCTCCAACCGTTAATACTGGTGCAACAATTAGTTCGCAGCCGAGTATTCAAATTACTGGAACGGTGCCACAAGGTGTTGTTACAGAGATGGAGTTTTGGTATACGCCTGACGACACTGAACCAAACGACAATCTAAGAAGATACTATCTATTAGGGATCAATCGTGCTGAGAATAGTGGACCATTTGATGTCGGTGCAACTACTACCTTTAAGACTGTTCTACTTGCAACCGACAATTACTACTTCAAAGTAAGAGCAGCAAACCAATACGGAACAAGTTCGTTTAGTAGTCCAACTGGACCAATAAATTACACTTACATACAAGCACCTGATGTATTACCTTATCAGACACCAGCAGTCGATCAGAACGGCACTCCATTAGAGGATCAAGAAGGTAGCGGATTAAATCTTGGTATGCTTGCGTTATATGTTGCAAGCAAACTCAACTGGGGTGGATTGTGGGATGATATTAGTAGTGGTAATATCTCGTCAAGCACCTTAGGTAATTTATTTGGTATTAGCGGTAATAGCATCTCGTCAACAACAGGAACAATTAGCACAGAGAATGGTCAAATTGCAGCAGGAGCAAATGCTGCTACAGTAGCAAATAGTGCGGTTTCGACTGCAAATTCCGCGGTTTCGACTGCAAACTCCGCTGTTACGACTGCTAATTCCGCTGTATCAACAGCATCCGCGGCATCAAACACTGCTAATCAAGCAACGGCAGCAGCCGCAGCAGCAGATGCTAAAGCAGAAGCCGCGTTAGGAGCAATAGCATCCTTAGGCGGAAACGTAGCAGCATTAACTGAAACAAGAACATTCCCTGCTGCAATCATGCCTAACGTTTATGGTCCTGGAGCAGCACCAACAACAGCAAGTAAGGTTGGTATATACACACACGATCACTTAGTCTATGCTGGATCAAGTATTTCAGCAAGCGAGTTTAAAGGTTCAACTAATATTGTTACTAACACTACTTCGTTGTTAGCAAGTGTGGCGGGTAAGATTCATAACTTCTACAACATTGACGGAAGCGGTTCGTGGGCAAGACCACCATATTATAATCAATCTTTAACAGACAAATACGGATATGATTCTAAAGTAAGTCTTTACTATTCGACTGCAACTTATGCTGGTGGTTCATTGGATCAGCAAAGTTGGTCTGCTTGGACAAGAGTTAACACTGAAAACGGTGTTACTGGTTCAGCAGCAGGCACTGCTTATGTATGTGGTTACACTAACCCAGAACCAGTAATAAGTTATGTTGCTGATGAAGACGTAGAGAATTTAAGTCCAAATTGTTCTGCATATGGCGACTACGATCCTAACAAAGCAAACGTAGCAATTATGTGTCAGACAACATCAGACACAAGATCAAAAGGTCTTTCTGTTTCTACACAAGGCACAGTTCCGTTTATACCTGGTACAAACAAGTTAATTGCATTTGGTGTATCGGTTATGAATCCGCCAGATGGTACTGCATTCAGCAGCAATACATTATTTGGTCACCAAGAAGATTTAACTAAGGTCATTGATTCTTTTCCGTTTAGGCAAATTGCGTCAAGTGGGTCTGTTTATGTAGCAATCAACGGAACAAAAGATAGACTTTACTATTCATCAGATGCAACTAACTGGTATGAAGTTACTTACGATAAGATCACGCACAATGTAAATCCGAATTGGGTTAAAACAGCAGAACCAAATAATGCTTTAACTAATTTCACTTACTTAATACATGACGGTACTAAGTTCTTAGCATACAACTTAGAAGGCGGAGTTTCAACTTCACCCAACGGACAAGCCTGGACTGAGTACGTAGGGTACCCACAGTTACAAGCAGACACTTATCAAGTAACAGCAAAGAACACAAGCAGTTATGTTGCAGTTGGTCCAAGCGGGATTCAAATGAGCACAGATGGTATTACTTGGTCTGCTCCAAGTAAGACTGGTGTTAGTAATTTTAATACTCTGTGCTGCACTTACGATGGAAGCAACTTCTTAGTCGGCACAGACGGAACAATTGGTTTGTGGCAATCAGCAGACGGAAGTACATGGTCTGAAGTAGAATACGTGTCTCACCCTAATTATACTACCTCGGTTTCTGCTGCCGGCAATCAAACTGCTGAATCATTTGCGGTATTACAGAAC